AGGGAATCTTTTATTGCTTCTGGATTTTCAGCCCATAGTTTTGCTTTGAGCGTAATTAGGGTTCCTTCGACAAGAAATAGAGGTGTATCGGAAGCCTCACACTTCTCTGCCTGCTCGTCAGTAAGTTCGACAACTTCCATATCTTCGGGAGTAAATTTAAACTCCTTATCAGATGTGCGGACTACTCGTCCTCTTGGATTAATTAATGCGTATTTCATAAATTGTTTATCCAGTTAAATTTTTGATTAAGTTGTTCTGACAACGGGCGACCCAATGTCTCGTGCCAGTCTTTTGCTAGGGGTTTAATTTCTTGACGGATGATGTGGTCTCCGTAGGGAAAGCCGACATCATGCTCTTGAGTATATTGCTCTACATTAGAAGTATTGTGAATGAATGGGTCTTCTTCCAAATACTCCCACACTTTGTTCATAACGTCCTGTGGATTCTCTGTTAAGTCCTCAGCGTGAACGAACATAAGCTTATCCCCGAAGCGTTCCTTGGCTTCGTGCAAGCGTTCGATAGCAATTCCAATGGGAGGGCTTTGTAGCCAGCCGTTTACACGTTTATCAATAGTCGTCCAGTTCTGCGGATTCTGTTGCTCGATGCCGTTGAATACTTCTGGATGCTGTCTGCGCTTTTTTTCCATACTGGACAAAACACCCCTAATGTCACGAACAGGAACGAGAACCTTAGCGTCGTACCAGACCTTGAAGAGTTGGTCTAAGTGACCAATCCAAGAGCGGCATTTGTCTACGACTACTGGACGCTCGGTAATACTGTTAAAAGCATTCTCGCAACCAGCTTTGACATAATCCAGATACATAGGCTCAAGAACATTCTTCATGTCCACTGCTTTAGCTTCTTCGGTCTGAAAGACCTGTCGAGCAATATAGCCTATTTCGTGCAAGGCACTAGTAGGCGTAGCGTGAACCCTAGGGTTCTGTGCCAGTAGATTACAGAGCAGCGTTGAGCAAGCTCGTGGAAGACCAGATACGAAGTGTAGTTTTTTACTCATATTTATAAATCGAAGACAACTGTTTTTCCGTCTATAGTGGCTGGGTAGCCAGTTGCCCCAACAGGCACGTGTATTTCGGTCAAGGAGGAGGTAAAAAAGAAAGACATTGAGCCAAAAGTAGGTGCTGTAGTAGCAAAGATGTTCAATGTTGAAAGGTTGCTACAGTAGTAAAAAGCAGAACTACCAATCGAAGTTACGTCGCCTAAGATGCTGATACTAGTCAGACCCGTGCATCTTGAAAAAGTAGAACTCCCAATCGAAGTCACGCTGTCTGGAATGCTAACACTAGTCAGACCCGAGCACTCTGAAAAAACATTATTCCCAATCGAAGTCACGCTGTCTGGAATGCTAATACTGGTAAGGCTCGAGCACTTTGAAAAAGCATCATTCCCAATCGAAGTCACGCTGTCTGGAACTGATATAGTTGTGACTGCTGAAGACTTGAAAGCATAAGCACCAATTGAGGTGACGCCGCTTGGAACTGTTACCGATGTAATTGAGTCAGCAACAGTGTAAAATATTGTTCCGTCCTTGCTTAAAACTTGATTGTTTTCAGATTTTAGGTAAGGGCTGTCTGACGAAACGGTCATACTTGTTACGGTTTTAGAAATCGAGCTAAACATATTGCCGTCTGTCGAAGTAAGTCCAGCCCCAATTTCGACAGAAGTTAAAGGATTAGCTGCAAAAGCCGCCCTACCAATTGTTGTAACGCTGTCTGGTATACTAAGACTAGTTATACTGTTATAAGTAAAGGCAGACGTGCCAATTGTTGTAACGCCGTTCCCGATAACAATACTGGTTATATTATTGAAACTAAAAGCATCAATCCCAATCGAAGTCACGCTGTCTGGTATGCTAATACTATTTAGAGCGCTTCCACGAAACGCACTATCGCCTATAGTAATTAGCCCATCGCTAAGAGTTACATCAGTTAGTCCAGACACAAGAATAAAAGCGTTACTATCAATCGAGGTCACGCCACTCGAAATAAACACTTCAGTAAGACTCGAGCATAAGTAAAACGAGTTACTCCCAATCGTAGTCACATTACTTCCAACGTAAAGAGAAGTGAGATTAGAGTTAAAATAATACCCGCTCGAATTGGTAATACTCGTTAGGTTCCGTGTCTGCTCTGTGCCAGACTGAATGTCCGTTGTGTATGGGTAGTTGAATACTCCGATAGCATCACGAATGCCAGCATCAGTTGTTTCATCTAGGATGTCGTTGACTTCTGCTGAATATGAAGGAGCTGCCCCGCCACCACCAAAGGGTGTAGAGGGAGCTACTAGAGTTTCCGTAGTGCCGTCGCCGTGCAGGATATCAATAGATTTAGGCATAGTTAGTAACTGATATTAGCCCCCGAACCAGATGAACCAGTGTTCACTGTCGAGCGACGTACTGTTAATGCAGACGTTCCACGTTTCTTGGAACTCTGGCGTGATTTAAGAGACTTGTTTTCTACCTTCTGAGCCGTCTTCGTGGGAGGTGGAGGTGGAGCAGGAGGTGGAGCTGGGTCTGGAATTTTGGGGGATGACATGCACATAATTAACCCTTGGTTAGGATGTTTTCGTTTTGGATTTTGTATTGATTTTTAAGGTAGCGAATAACTGACCTTTGGCCGTAATAGAACATCAAAGAGTTCTGTTCAGCCGAAGTATCAAAGTCATCCCTTAATGGGAATACTTCCTCTAACTTATTGATAATAGAGGACGAAATCTGAGGTAAATCGTTTTCGACCTTCATATTAGTCCCTCTCCTTCCGTCTTTCTAGCATGCCCAGCGCGATAGCTGAGTAGCCAATTAGGTCTTTGAAGATGTCCGCTACTGTGTCCCCCTTAGTGTCTAAGGAAAGACCAGCATTACAGAAGGCCTTGAGCCTCTGCATCTTATCTCCCATGCGAACCGAAAGACCTACGAGTGGGTCTACGCCAAACTGGTTAGCTTCATCGAAGTTTGCAAAGGGATTTGTGGTGTCTGCACCCCCTGTATAATCGTTATTCTTCTTGCGTGTAAGGGTGGCAATGTCATTGAAGGTATCCGCTTGGAAGGAGAACCACCACTCCTTGTCGTGATGACGGGCAGTCTCTAGGTCTTCCTTGGATTGATACATGATTGTCATACCTAACCATTCAGCCACAGCGTGTTCAGCCTTAGCTCCCTTACTGTATTGCCAGCCATTCAGCATATACATGTGGGTAGCACGGGCTACGAGGTGTCTAAGGTCGGTGTGAGCACACTCACGAGTAGTAAGTTCAGTAAGCTCAATACCCATAGCGTCCGCGTTGGTGCGGCTCAGCTCAGCGGGGTTAATGACCTCAAAGCCTTGCTCCTTGAAGTTGTGTGCCTTCTCGTCAAAGGCATCAAAGTTATTATCCTTGAGACCTGTCATGGGTCCCGCGATGTAGACGACTTGGTCGCCTAAGTTTATTTCTGGTTGTTCTGTTTTGTGGGTGTCCATAGTGTTACTTTCTGGTTGGTGTAGTCTTTATTTCGAAGGATGTAAGCGAGGCGTGCATTAAGAAGTGCATCCTCTTCGGTTTGGTCTTTGCTTTCGTAGATTTTAACGACGGCGTCCCAGTCCCAGCCGTGCTTATCGAGAAGCTTAACGGCGGTCTTAGGACCAACTCCTTTGAGACCTGCGTATCCATCTACTGCATCGCCCATAAGGGTTTGTGTCAAATGGTTTCGGTCAGCCTCTTCTTCGGTCAACGTCCGTAGTTCATCACGTAGGAAGTTATACCAAGTAATAGGGAGTGTGGCGAAGTCCTTGTCCCCAGAGACAGCAATAGAGTTCTCTGGGTCTGCGGTGCATCTAATGCCAATCAAGTCATCGGCTTCAATGCCTTCTTCTAAAAGCGAAGGGTGGCGGTCACGTACCTGCTTAATAATCTCATAGAGAGCTAAGGGTTTACGCTTATTGCCACGGTCCGCTTTATAGTCTGGGAACAAGTCATAACGGAAGTTCCGCTTTGGACTGAACACTAGCTGGTAGAAGTTCGTCTTAAACTTTATGCACAGGGATGTGATGAAGTCATCGAAGTAAGCTAAGGAAGCGTTCACGTCTGTGTGGAGAGTCCATACATTGTCGTTCCATTTAGTCTCTACCTCATTGCTGAAGGCAGAACGGTAAGCGAGCATATCGCCATCTATATATAATGTTTTCATATTAGTGTGTTTCTGACCAGTTTTTGCCGACGCTGAATTCACCATCCAACGGGCATTTGAAGCCAAGGACTTTACCAGCCTTAGCGAGAGCATTTACAAAGCAACGACCGAGAGCATCTGCGTGCTCAGGGGCGCAACTGAATTGAACCTCATCGTGAATATTTCCGTGGAGTTCATAGGGATGCCTAGCGGAGTCCACAAACTCAACGAGAGCTTGCTTCATCACGACTGCACCTGCGGATTGAAGAAGAAGGTTCACAGCAGAGTGAGGACTACGGCAAGGTAGCTCACGTCCGTCGAGACCCCTAAGAATACCAGTAGCCTCCACCTTTTGCTTCACGGCATCATAAAGCTTCTTGATGGATGGTGTCTTCTTCATAAAGGCGGCTTTAAGGGCTTTGCCTTGCTTAGAGGAACCTCCAACGATAGAGCCAATCTTAGCGTCGCCTGCCCCATACAGGAAGGCGTAGATGAAGGTCTTGGCGTCATCACGGGTAGGTAGTCCAGCGGCTAGTTGGTTAGCTGTGTGGATGTCTCCCTCAAGGATTGTCTTGCCGTAATCTGTATCCCCAAACATAGCGAGGTAGTGAGCAAGGCAACGTAGTTCCAATCCAGAGGCATCAGCACCAACAAGCACCTTGCCTTCTGGAGCAGTCCAACAAGAGCGACACTCCGTACCATAAGGTGCACGTCCAGCAGGAGTCTGGGCTACGTTAGGGTTAGAGTGTGTGCAACGTCCGCTGACAGCACCGTTGGTATTGACCCGTCCGTAAATACGTCCGTTTTTCTCTAGCTTGAGCCAAGCTTGTTTACCCTCGGCAACTTGACCGAGACGCTTGGAAACCAACAGATACTCAAGGAGCTTTAAGGCTGATGGAGTACCGATACTCTTTAGCACAGGCTCATCAATCTTAGGACGCTTACCCTCAAAGGCCGCTGGCTTCCATCCTTGTGCCATCAGGCGTTCACAGATTTGGTCACGGCTGTTGG